GGACCGTCCCAAGACCGAACTCGCCTATAGGATCCCTGCCTCGAAACTCACACGGCGAAAACTTGATCAGAACGAACGTCCCGAGGACCTTGTCGGGTTGGACACCACAATCGACTGGAAGAACACAGGGGACAACTCGTACGACGGTGAGAAACTTAAGATCCTTGCCCACGACGAATCCGGGAAATGGGAGCGTCCGGACAACATCCTCAATAACTGGCGTGTCACGAAAACAACGTTAAGATTAGGTAGTAGAATAATTGGTAGATGCATGATGGGTTCAACGTCTAATGCTCTAGACAAAGGAGGAACTAATTTTAAAAAACTATATGATGCATCAGATGTTACACAAAGAAACAGAAATGGACAGACTAATTCAGGATTATATAGTTTGTTCATTCCTATGGAATGGAACTACGAAGGATACATTGATACTTATGGATTTCCTGTATTCGACACTCCGAAGAAAGCCGTTAGAAGTATTGATGGATCAAAAATTGAAATTGGTGTCATCTCACATTGGGAAAACGAAGTTGAAGGTTTAAAAAACGATCAAGATAATTTAAACGAATTTTATCGTCAATTTCCGCGAACAGAAAAACACGCCTTCAGAGATGAAGCAAAACAATCTTTATTTAATCTAACTAAGATTTACGAACAAATAGATTATAATGAAGATTTAAGAAATACAAATATAACAACTAAAGGTAGTTTTCAATGGGAAGGTGGTGTAAAAGATACAAGAGTTATTTTTGTACCTAATAAATCAGGTAGATTTTTAATATCATGGATTCCACCTCAAGAATTACAAAACAAATATATAGTAAAAAATGGTATAAAATATCCAGGTAATGATCACGCTGGAGCTTTTGGATGTGATTCTTATGATATTTCTGGAACAGTAGATGGTAGAGGATCAAATGGATCTTTGCACGGTTTGACTAAGTTTTCAATGGAGGATGTTCCTCCTAATAGTTTTTTCCTGGAATACATAGCTAGACCACAAACATCTGAAATGTTTTTTGAGGATGTTTTAATGGCACTAGTATTTTATGGTATGCCTATATTAGCTGAAAATAATAAACCCAGACTATTATACTACTTAAAAAGACGAGGATATAGAGGATATTCTATGAATAGACCAGATAAAATTTATAATAAACTTTCTGTAACTGAAAGAGAAATAGGTGGTATACCTAACTCCAGTGAAGATATTAAGCAAGCACACGCTGCTGCTATTGAGGATTATATAGAAAACTTTGTTGGATTAATTGAAGTAGGATATGGAGATATGTTTTTTCAAAGAACACTAGAAGATTGGGCAAAATTTAATATAAATAACAGAACAAAGCACGATGCTTCTATAAGTTCTGGATTAGCAATAATGGCTTGTAATAAAAATAGATATACACCTCACGCTAAAAGAACAGTATCAAAAGTTCCTTTAAACTTTAAGTTGTATGATAATAAAGGAATTAATTCAAAAATACAGAAAATCAATGGTTAACATTAACTACAACAGCACTTTCCCAGATCAGGTTGTACCTGAGGCAGAGAAAATGACATACGAATATGGTTTAGCTGTAGGAAACGCTATAGAACACGAGTGGTTTAGAAATAGCACTGGCGCAAATAGATTTGTAAATAATTTTGAAAATTTTAATTTATTAAAACTATATGCCAGAGGAGAACAACCTATACAAAAATATAAAGATGAATTAGCCATAAACGGAGATTTATCTTATCTTAACTTGGATTGGAAACCTATACCGGTATTATCTAAGTTTGTGGATATTGTTGTGAACGGTATGACATCAAAAGGTTATAAAATAAAAACTTTTGCTTCAGACCCATTTGCCACTAAACAAAGAACAGATTTTGCTTTCAACGCTCTTCGTGATATGCAAAACAGAGAATCAATAGAAGAGTTAGCTAGATTAACAGGTAAAAACTTTTATGCTTCTGCTAAACCAGAAGAATTACCTAACAACCCTGAAGAACTTGATCTATATATGCAATTAGATTATAAGCAAAGTATAGAAATTGCAGAAGAAGAAGTAATTAATAATATATTAAGTTATAATAAATACGACGAAGTTAAAAAACAACTAGCATATGACTTAACTGTTTTAGGTTTAAGTTGTGTAAAGACAAGTTTTAATTTATCAGAAGGTGTTACGGTGGATTACGTCAATCCAGCAAATATAGTATATTCTTATACAGATGATCCAAACTTTGAAGATATATATTACGTAGGTGAGGTTAAAAATATGACTTTATCTGAAGTTAAAAGATTATTTCCAGAACTAACATCTAGTGAACTAGAAGAAATACAAAGATACCCAGGTAGAAGTAATAATTCAAATTCTTGGAATGGTCAGCAAACAAAAGATCAGATACAAATGTTATTTTTTGAATATAAAACATATCATGACCAAGTCTTTAAAATAAAACAAACCGAGTCAGGATTAGAAAAAACATTAGAAAAACCAGATACATTTAACCCTCCAGAGAGTGATAACTTTAAAAAAGCCTCAAGGGCCATTGAAGTACTTTATTGTGGGGCTAAGGTGTTGGGTATGGGTAATAAAATAATATCTTGGAAATTAGCTCAAAATATGACCAGACCTTTTGCGGATACAACGAAGGTTAACATGAACTATATAATAACAGCGCCTAGGATGTATCAAGGTCGTATTGAGTCATTAGTTAGTAGAACTACAAGTTTTGCAGATATGATTCAAATTACTCATTTAAAACTTCAACAAGTTTTATCACGTATAGTTCCAGATGGTGTATATGTAGATGTAGATGGGTTATCTGAGGTTGATCTTGGTAATGGTACAAATTATAATGCTCAGGAAGCATTAAATATGTATTTTCAAACTGGTAGTATTGTTGGTAGATCTTTAACTCAAGATGGAGAATTAAACAGAGGTAAAGTTCCTATACAAGAGTTACAAACATCTAGTGGTATGGGTAAAATAAACTCAATGATATCCACATATCAATATTATTTACAAATGATAAGAGATGTCACTGGTTTAAATGAAGCTAGAGACGGAAGTTCCCCTGATAAAAATGCATTAGTGGGATTACAAAAATTAGCTGCTGCAAATTCTAATACAGCAACTAGACACATACTACAATCTTTAATGTATATGACTGTTAGAGTTTGTGAAAACATTGGCCTAAGAGTTAGTGATATGTTACAGTTTCCTTTAACTAGACAGTCTTTATTAGGTAGTATAAATACATTTAATGTTAATACTTTAGAAGAAATAGATCAATTGCACATACATGATTTTGGAATATTCTTAGAGTTAGAACCCGATGAAGAAGAAAAAGCAGTTTTAGAACAAAATATACAAATAGCTTTAAAAACTGGCAATATTGGATTAGAAGACGCAATAGATATTAGAGAAATTCAAAATATAAAGCTAGCTAATCAAATGCTTAAGTTTAGACAAAAGAAAAAAGAAGAACTAAAAAGAGCACAACAATTAGAAAATATTCAAGCTCAAGCTCAGGCTAATGCACAATCTGCAGAAAAAGCGGCATTAGCAGATGTTCAAAAAGAACAAGCTATTTCACAAACAAAAATACAAATTGAACAAGCTAAATCTCAATTTGAAATACAAAGAATGGAACAAGAGGCATTAATTAAAAAACAATTAATGGCTGAAGAATTTAAATATCAATTAAATTTAGCACAACTTCAAGCTGAATCTCAAAGAAATAAAGAGAAATCAATTGAGGATAGAAAAGATAAAAGAGTAAAAATACAGGGAACTCAACAGAGTGAACTGATAAATCAAAGACAAAATGATTTATTACCTAAGAATTTTGAATCTGCGGGTAATGATAATCTTGATGGTTTTGGTTTGGAACAGTTTACGCCTAAGTAAACAAGATTATTAATTTATATTATATTATATTATGTCAAACACAAAAGAAGTAGCAGAAGTAAAAATATCAGTTCCTGATGGAGTTGTTAAACAAGAAGGTGATTTTAAAATGCCTAAACCAAAAGCAAAACCTAAAAACTTAAGTAATAACACAAAGCAACCGGTTAAGGTTGATTTTACTAAACAAGAAAAAGATGCCATTCGTATCAAAGAAACAGGAGGATTGGATGAAAATAAACCTACCGGAGATTTGGTTAAAATGGACCAATCAATACAAGAGTCCAGTAAAGATGTTGAAAATAAAGAAGAAAAAACAATAGTAGAAGATAAAAATTCTCCTATTCAATTAATAACTGATGAAGAAAGTAACATTGACGAGAGCGGAGTGGCAAGAAGCACTGAAACTACCAACGCCGCATCAGAACAAAAAGAAATACAAAAGGAAGTTGAAACACCAAAACTCCCTGAAAATATAGAAAAACTAGTTCAATTTATGGAGAAAACGGGTGGTACTATTGAAGACTACACTCGTTTAAACGCAGATTATAGCAATATAAATGACGATGCTCTATTACATGAATATTACAAAACGGCTAAACCACATTTAAATGCAGAAGAAAGAGGATTTATGATTGAAGACTCTTTTCATTTTGATGAGGAATTAGATGAAGCAAGGGACATTCGAAAGAAAAAACTTGACTACAAAGAAGAAGTTGCAAAAGCCAAAAGCTATTTAGAAGATCTTAAGGATAAATATTATGCCGAAATCAAGTTGAGACCCGGTGTAACTCAAGATCAACAAAAAGCCACTGACTTTTTCAATCGATATACCGAAGACCAGAAGGTAAGTAAAGTTAACCACGAAAGATTTGTTACAGATACTAATAATTTACTTAATGACGATTTCAAAGGTTTTGATTTCAACGTAGGTGAACAAAAATTTAGATATGGTGTAAAAGATCCTCAGGGAATTGCCAACCAACAAAGTGATATCTCTAATTTTATCAAGACGTTCTTGAATGATAAAGGAGAAATAAAAAACACTAAAGGTTATCATAAAGCTTTATATGCTGCACAAAATGCTGATACTATAGCTAGTCATTTTTATGAACAAGGTAAAACTGACGCAATTAAAAGTGAACTAGTTAGATCTAAAAATATAAGTA